GAGATGCGCTGATCCCCCTTGAGCAAGCCCTGGAGGATGCCAACTGGCAGCTCGCGGAACAGGATCGGCTCCTCGATCCGCTCCGTGAGAAGATAGCAGCAGCGCAGGAAGCGGTGGACCTCGCCACCGAAGCATACGAGAACGCGAACGAAGCCATCGACCCGCTACGGCGAGCACTTGACCTGCTCACCATCGCGGAGGAAGATGCACGGGAGGCGTTTGAGGATAGGGACGCCCTTATCGATCCGCACCGCGCGAAGCTGAAACTCCTCGAAGATCAGTACGATGATTTAACCGATGCGCTCAATCGCGAGAAGGATGCTATCGATCCGTTGAAGCGGAAACTCGCGGAACTGGACATCCAGCACCAGACGACCAAAGGACATATCAACGACGCGAATGCCGCGTTGGATGAACTGGTCAAGAATATCGCGACGACCGCACCGGGCAAGATTGCGGCAGGTAACAGTCTGATCCACTCCGACATGCTGCTTCACTGGAACCCTGCCAGCGAAACCAGCACGCCGGGTATCTTCTCCCGTGGCATGAGCTGGATCATGCAGAAAGCGGTGGATGTGTGGGAAACCACCAGAGAAGCCGGGTTGCCTGCACTTCTGCGCGGCTCGCTGCTCTGGATGGCGAATAAGTACCAGGACTTCTTCGGAGTAGACGATAAGACCGGCGTGCGCGGGATCACGACCATCGGCAACGCTGCGCTCCAGGCGCTCTACAACACCTTTTGGGGCGCGGACGATACCAGCGGGCAGCGCAATTTCTTCTGGACCACGATGGAAGGCATCCGCCTCCTGTTCACAAATGCGTGGGGCAAGGACGACAAGACGGGTATCCGTGGCGACACCGACGCTGCCAATACGGGGATCGCCGGGATCATCGACCGCGTGTGGGGTGCCGACGACACGAAGGGCATACGCGGCTTCCTGTCCTATGCCTGGAACGGGCAGAACGGGCAGGGTGGCATCGTCAACACGATGAAAAGTGCGTGGGAGACGCTGCAAGGACACTTCGACAACAACGCAGAGACGATGAAGAACTCCGTCCTGGCTCCCTTCGTGCTGGCGGCAGGCGAGATATGGGGCATCATGAAGGGCTTTGGAAACTCCATATCCTCTGCCTGGAACAGTATCCTGGGTGTTGCCCACTCGTTCAGCACGTCATTCATCGGTGTCGTCAATCAGGTCGCACGTTGGCTCCTCGGAAATGATGCGATCCCTGTTCCCGCAGGCGAAGCGCCGACCGTTCCAGGCATGCCCGAGACACCGCCCCCGCTCGCACGCGGCACCGACTCGTGGGAGGGTGGTTGGGCGCGAACGGGTGAGGAAGGGCGCGAGATAGCACTCCTGCCGCGTGGGAGCAAGAGAGGCAACCTGACGTACCTTCCACCGGGGAGCGCCGTCCTGCCCAACGACGAGACAGAAGAACTGCTCCGCCGCCGCCGTCGCATCCGTGGCTTGGCCTCTGGAGCCAACACCGGGTTCTTCGACGCCAAGGAGAACGAACAGGGCGGGTTCGGGGAGCGCGTGGATCAGTTCCTCTCCTGGTTCACCAACGGCACGCAAGGGCTTGTGCAGCGCGGTATGGCGGTCCTGGGCGTACCCAACGAGCCTGACTTCCCATCTCCGCTCGACGAGTGGGAGAGCACGTTCGGCGTGAACTACGTTCGATTCGGTATGCGCAAGGTCTACAACATCGCGAACGAGTGGTTGCACTCAATGCTGCCGAAAGTGATCGCGGATGCCGTCGCGGGCGGTCTGCAACAGGGCGGCGACTACTGGGGCTTCCTACCCGGTCGCGCAGTACGTCCCGGCGATACCGGACCCGGCGCTCCGGGTATTCCTACGGAAGTCGGCTCGTCGTACCCGTGGGGCATCGGACTCCCTTCGGCACTCGAAGCGATCATCCAGGGTGGCTACGTGTCGGGCAATCGCTTCTCCAGTGGACACAAGGGACTGGATATCGCATCCCGCACGTCCGACGCCATACGCGCAATCATTGGCGGTACTGTCCTCCAGTCAGGCTACAACCCCGCGCTCGAAGGGCAGTACATCATTACGCAAGACCCTGCCGGACGCGGTGCCTACTACGGGCATATGGTGCCGGGAAGCCAACTGTTCGCACGCGGGGATCTCATCGGGCGCGGTTCCACCATCGGCACGATGGGTAGTTCGGGAGAAGCGTACGGCAAGCATATCCACTTCGAGCTGCGGGTGAACGGCGCATCGGTCAACCCCGAGGGGGTGTTCGCTGGAACAACACCCTGGCCTCTAGGTCCAGATATCGTGACCATCACGGCACCGACGCAACTGCCGTCCGTGCCGCAGGGAGCGCGGTTCCTCGCCGGTACGCCCACCGCTGCCCAACAGTGGATCGTCGCCGCAGCACGCGCGGCAGGCGTGGGCGATGATTGGCTCTACGGCATGTCGGTCGTCGGGAGATACGAATCCGGCTTCTCCCCTACCGCTATCGCGTTCTCGCGCGACGACTACAACGCCATTCGCAACCAGCACTCACGCGGCATCGCGCAGACGATCCCGACGACGTTCAACGATTGGCGTGTTCCTGGCGCGCGCGCCTATCAACCTCCGTGGGGGCATGTGCCGCAGTATGGTCCAGGCGGGTACGACACATCCCCGGATGTGGGCGATATCTACGATCCGATTCACAACTTCGCCGCATCCATTCGCTACATCGCCGCACGGTATGGGCATGTCAACCGGCTCCCTGGTGTCGCGTCGGTTGCCCGTGGAGAGGGTTGGATCGGCTACGCATCAGGTGGTATCATCACCGAACCCATCGTCGGCATCGGGTTGCAGAGTGGACAGAAGTACTCCTTCGGAGAGCACGCGTTCAACGGGCGCGGGCAGGAGATCGTTATCCCGCTGGACGACAGTATGGACCGCCGTAACACGCGCATGCTTGCGGGCGCGATGAATAGCAGAGGGTCGAGTTCGGTTTCCAACTCGCGCGAGGATCACTGGAATGTGGTCGTACACCAGCACGAAATCCAGAGCGAGCGCAGCATCAGGGACGAGATATGGACGCTGCGCCATCTCGACCCGAGGGGGTAGACAATGCAGGTCGTCGATACCGCAACTCGCCTGACGCTCATACGTGGACTGTCGGAGTACTCCCTGTCCGACGCGACGGTACTATTCGACACGTCCGATGGCCCGGTGTACTTCGTATATGAAGCAGATAATGGCATCGGTATGGCTCCGCTTACTCGTTTCGCGGAGCGTGGACCGTCGCAGCATGGAGACACCGACCTCGGGTTCATGCTGGAGCCTCGCTCCCTGTCCTACATCTTCGGCATCTTCGCGCCGGGAAACACGCGCGACACGCGCCATCTCGAAACAGCGCGCATGCTGCTGCTCCAGCGCTTCCGCCCGTCGCTCTCTCCGCTCTCCCTGCGCTACGACCGCGCCAATGGCGATGTGATGCAGATCGACGGTCACTTCGCGGAGGGCATGCAGTTCGGCAGCACAGAGCGGATCGAAGGAACATGGTATCAGCGTTTTTCGGTGAACCTAAAGATGAATGATCCAACATGGTACAACCCCACACTTCACGTCTCGACCGCGACGGACGACCTATGGGAAGGGGGAACGCCGGTTCCTATGTCCGTACCCACGCCCGTAGGACGCTCGCGCTTCATCGGCACGACCGTCATCGAGTACGCCGGATCGTGGGATACGTACCCCACGCTGCGGGTGACTGGTCCGATACACGACTTTCAGATATACAACGTGGCGGGGGAGCAGGACGCATTTATCCTGCCCTTCTCCGGGTTCGTGCCGCATGGCTCCTATTGGGATATTATTCTGGAATCAGGGTCAAAGAGTGTCGTTGACGAGGATGGAAACTCCATGCTGGCGTACCTGGGCGATCCGAATCACCTGTCTACGTTCAGAATCGTGGCAGAGCCGGATGCAGACGGCGGCATCAACAGTATCACCATGTCGGGATACGGTGCGAACGGCGACACGTCGTTGCAGGTAACATATACTGACAGGTACGTGGGTATATAAAGAGGTACATATATAATGGCTGAACGCTCGATCCTGTGGACCACCGGAGAGGCGGGCGATGGCTCATCCGAATACACGCAAACCGACTGGTTCTCCTTTCTCAAGCGTACATTCGGTGATGGTGTCGTAAAAGGCGAGGGAGAAGAACTCAACGTCACCGATAGTGTCTCTCCGATCACCGTGCATACCGGCGCGGCGATAGTGAATGGTGCTCCGTATGTCAACACCACGGATATAACGAATATGGCGGTCCCTACTCCCGTTGGAGGGACCACCGCGCATCGTGTCGTGCTGCGCTGGAGCGATACAGACAACACGGTACGCGCCGTGCTCCTATCCGCAGCGGATGGCGTGTCCACGCCACCTGCCCTGACCACCACGCCTCCGGTGTATGAGATCCTGCTTGCAGACCTCACCATCACGACAGGTGGCGCTATCTCCATCTCCAACCACCCCGACTTCGTAGGGCAGGTTACGCAGTCGATGTTCTGGCCCGCCACGTCGGGTATCAACGTCACCGACGCGGAACTTGTCACCGGCACCGTGTTCGGTGTCCTGATGGCGAACGCGAAAGAGACGCAGGGCTTCGTGCAGTTCATCTGCCCTGCCGACTACATAGGCGAGTTCCAGGTCACGCCCGTGTTCCAGGGAGTCGGAACAGGCGATGTGGTGATCAGCGCCGACTATACGGGTGGAGGATTGAACGAGCAGTACAACAACTGGTCGGAATCGGAGCCAGTTACCGGCTTCTCGATGGTCGCTGACGAGCGGAATGCACCATTCACAACATCTCTCCCCGATATCGAGGGCAACGATATCGCAACCGCTATCGTCACGCGCGACGCGCTGCATATCGTCGATACACTCGCGCAGGACATCTCCTTCCTTGGCATCCTCGTCACCTATACGGCGGATGGCGGATAGATGCCCCCGATCCACTACATCGTTATCAAGTCGCATGATGGAGAGGGGCTTGCGGTGCTGACCGGCGTTGCCGATACCGGGTTCATGCGCCTGTCGAGCGCCGTGCAGGTCAATGCAGCGGGCATGCTCACCTTCTCGATGCTCGCTACGAACCCCATCATCGCCCTGCTCACCGACGATACGCAGGTGGAGCATTGGTGGAACCAGACGCTGTTCTTTCGCGGGTTGTTTCAGCATCCAGGGCAGTACATGGTGGACGAGCGCGATAGCGAGATATTTACCGCAACCTGTTACGGAGAGAAGGATCTGCTCAACAGGAGTGTCGTCGCGTGGAAAGCAGGCACGCAGAACCTCGCCCTGTTCGAGAATATGGCGGCAGAGAGCATCCTGCACACGCTGGTGCGCTACAATGCCACGCTGGATGCTACCGTAGAGAACGGGCGGCTTGTGACGTACCCTGAAAATCGCATCTCTGTCGAGGATGATCTCGGGCGCGGAGCGATGATCACGCCGGGGGATCTCGCAGGCAAGTCCCTCTTAGAAGCGCTCCAGCAAGTAGCAACGATGGGTGGAGTGGACTTCGATCTGATACGCACCGGCCCGAAGTCGTGGGTGTTTCGCGTCTACGCAGGACAGCGGGGTGTGGATAGAACGCAGAGTGTCGTGTTCGGACGCACGCGACGGAATGTGAGCAGCATGGCGTATAACGACACACCACAAGATCCACGCACCGTGGCGATCATCGCCGGGAACGGGGAAGGAGCAGATCGCGCCTTTGCCGTGCGCTACGGCCCCGACTACAACGCAGCGAACCACAGGGAAGTGTTCGCGTCGCAGATCAGCGAGGTCGGCGGAGAGGCGATCATCCAGGCGGAGGGCGACCGGCTCCTCGACGAGAAGCGTCTGCGCCCATCGCTGAACTTCACACCGTTGCAGCGAGCAGGCGTGCGCTTCGGCACGGATTACAACGTCGGGGATCTGGTGAGCGCCGTCTACCGCACGGTAAACGCCACCTTCAAGGTGATCGGTGCGACGGTATCTGTCGTGGCAGGAAGCCCCGAGCAGGTCGTCGTCGAGTTCAAGCAGCTATCACAATGACAACCGTCGATCAAGCCGTTATTACATCGCTCGTCGAACAGCTCCGCGCGCTGCGTATCGAGTACGATAATTTCACGCGCAAGGGCTTGCCGGTATCCGCCGTTACGGACCCTGACGGTGTGACGTATCGACGCTCTCTCCAGGAGAAGGCAAAGGACATTCGCAGCATCAAAGACTTTGCCGTGCGGGGAGATGGTGCAACGTCCGATAGCCCGCTGTTTGCCCGTGCTGTGCGTACGGCAGCAGACGAAGGAGTGCCGCTGCGTATCCCCGCAGGAACGTACGACCTCCGCGACATGGACCCGACCGATGTTCCTCCCACGTTTCTGTTCGGGGATCATGCGGAGGAAACGACGCTGCTCGGGCATACCGACCAGACGTTCCTTCGTCCGACAGGTGACTTCATCGCGCGTGGTATCACGCTCGACGGGTGGAACAGGGCGATAGAGCCACTACCATCCGCAGGACACCGCATCTTTGCCTTAGAGAACATGGTCATCCAGAACGGAGGAGATGGAGTATACACGTCTGCATTCGACGAAGATATTACACTCGACTACCTGCGTATGTCGAACACCCTGTTCAAAGGCAATACAGGGTTCAACTTCGTCCACCAGGCACGCGTTGCTGCGGGATTGATCATTGCAAATGAGTTCGATGGCGGAACCGGCAGAGCGACACAGATAGGACGCAACTTCTCTACAGCGGCGAAAGTGCCGAGTACGCCACAGGAAGTAGCGTTCAGCATGGAGGCATTCAAGCGCGTCCTGCATATCGGAAACGTCGTGCATGGTTTGCGTAGCGATGAGGATAACTCAATCATCGCCATGATCGCCTACGGGCAAAACATGGTTATGGCGCTCAATTTCTTCTACGACATTATATCGACAGCGGATACCAAAGAAAACGACGCGATATACACAAAAGCGCAACACTCACTTATCATCGGCAATATTCTGCGCGATATTTACCACACATCGGGTACGGGCGGTGACTTCTGGATCAACTCGAAGGGCGCTCCGCGTCTTGCGACACCGTACACCATTCCAGGGTATAACAACATCATCGCTTTGAACCAATTATCGATGCGCGGGAGGGGCAAGACAGGTATTCGCCTCCAGAACGAGTCGATCCTCTGCGCCCTAAACATGGTCAACGATCCGGTGCTGTACGCTGTTCTGCTATCGTCCGGCGTATCTGAGCAGGATGCAGATGCGCCAGGGAACGAGGGGTTCAACGGCGTTTCTATCGTACATAACGATATACGCGGCACGCGGCGGGTAGGCACCTACGCGGTCAATGCAACTACCATCGGCAGCAACCTTACCATCGACGGCAATACGATACGCGATTTCGAGACTGGCGTGCGGGTTACCGCATCGTCAGGTACGCCTACCGCACACATCATCGCCCGTAACGCGATCAGCGGGTGCGTGCGTGCTGCCGTCGAAGCGGATTACGCTGTTCGTATGCGTGACCTCCAGATCAACGATAACTCGATCAACGATATCTGGCGTACCGATGGGCAAAATTCATTTGCTATTATCGTCGCTCCTACCGCACCGATAACCCTCGTAGAAGTGCGTCGTAACAATATTCAATCCGTGCAGTCATCGACCGCGACCGCGACGGCGATTTTCATCAGCGGGTCGCAGTTTACCTATCTCTACGAAGAAGATAACATCATCGATCTGGTGAACCACCCATATGCGCCGTACCTGATTGCGGTACGTAATGGTGTCACAAGCATTTCTATGGATACGAACGGGAGCGGGTATGCGCCTACAGGAGACGACCCCATCGTTATTACCTTCACTGGCGGGAGCGGTACCGGCGCGGCGGCAACAGCGGTGGTGGATGTCGGTACGGGCGAGATAACCGCGCTCATCATTACAAATCCAGGCAGCGGGTATACCAGCGCACCTACGATCACGATCAATGGTGGAAACGGTACACTTGGGACTGATGCAACGGCAACCGCGCATCTCCCCGCAGATCCGACGATCATTGACAGTGTGATCGTCAACGACGGTGGAAAGCGATTTACATCTCCACCACTGGTCATCTTCACCGGAGGAGGGGGCAACAACGGCGCTGCGGCGATAGCAATCGTCAATGCAGGCGTCATTACCGCGATTACGGTCATATCCGGTGGGTCGGGCTACGTCGGCACGCCGACTATTACGATCACGCCGGTCAGCGGAGGGAGTGGAGCGACGGCAACCGCAACGATGTCGGGCGGTGCCGTTGCGTCGATTGCGGTGGGTGGTGGTGGCGGCAGCGGATACACCCTTCCGCCCCTGATCTCCTTCTCCGCAGGCACGCAGGCGACGGCTGTACTCTCCACATCTATCGAGTCGATCAAGATCGTCGATGCAGGCTCCGACTACACGAGCCAACCCACTGTCTCTTTCTCCGGTGGCGGGGGATCGGGCGCAGCAGCTACCGCATATATCACGGATGGGCGTCTGCTCTCCATCTCTCTCGACAACCCCGGCACAGGGTATACCAGCGCACCCACTGTCTCACTCACGGGTGGTGGCGGCACAGGTGCGTCCTTAGAAGCGATCATGGCGTCCAGCATAGAATCGATCACGATGGATAATCAGGGCAGCGGCTACACGTCTACACCAACCGTCACGACCTACGCGGGATATAACGGATCGGGCAGCGGTTACGCCGTGCGTATCAATGCAGCGACCGAAAGCTCGCGGATCGATGCTGCCCGCTCGACCAGGGCAAAGACGAAGAACCTCCAGATGGACGTGACGCCGACGAACCGCAAGGGAGAGTGGCACGTCGCGGGAACGCCGAACAAGAACCCCGCGAGTATCGCGGCAGGCGGCGTCGAGACAACCACCGTTACTGCGCTCGGCGTGCGCAACGACCAGCATGTGATCAAGGGGATCGGGTTCTTTCCTACGGTTCCGCCCGCGTCACCCGCGTACACCGACTTCAACTTCCAGGCGACGATCATCGGGGATGATACGATCCAGGTGTGGATCTACAATCGTGGAGCAGGAAGTGTTAATCTCTCTACCGGGACGTGGTACTTTATCATCGGCACGAAAGAGACATAACGAAGGGGGATATATGGCAACATTCACGCTCGATATACCGGATAACATCAAGGACGAGGTATTCACCGCTGTCTGCACCACACAGGGCTACGATCCCGAAACGGATGGTACTCCGGCGCAGTTCACACGCAAGGTGGTCGTCGGTTTCCTCAAGGAGATGGTCGTCGAGCACCGTGTGAATGTGGCAGCATCCGCGAAGCAGGCGACGATGAATGCAGAGATGGCACAGTTGCGCTCGACGACAGACGCGTTCTTCGACACCAGGATCAAGATAACGTAGGGAGGACAGTACTGCCCTCCCTCGCTTTCGCTCCTATCCGGCGTACTCCACTATCCTCCATCCGGTGCGCGGGCGACCACCCTTGCGTTGTTCCGTTCCTGCCGGTTCCAGCTCCGACTCGACCTGACCTTCCTCCTGCAACGCCATGAGTACCGTCTTGATCAGCGGAGTACTTACGCCGACCTTCTTCGCCACGTCCGCCACATAGTGCAGCGCGCCGTCCTTCAACTCCAGGAGCACCATGTCGCGCACGATGGATTTCTTCGACGGCGCGATAGCCCCGAACACGACCTCGGGCGTATACCCCACACGGAGATCACCGAGACGGTATGCCCAACGTGTCTCGGCCGCACTCTTGAACTCGCCACGCACATGCACCCACCCGTCCTTGTCCGGCTCGTCGCCCATCAGGTAATGCGTCCCTTCGGAGAAGGCGTGGAATCCAATGGAGCCGAACGACCCCTTGCCTTCGCTCCCACCCTTGTTGCGGTGATGCACCAGCAGCACCGATGCACCCGTCTCCTTGCGGATCGTCTCTGCCGGTTGGAAGATGGCGTTGTTGACCTCGACGGCGTTGTATACGTCGATATCGGCGGGGATCATGCGCAGCACCGGGTCGAACACGGTCAGCGCGAGAAACCCGTATTGATCTCTGATCGCGATAAGGTACTCCAGCAGCGACTTCATATCCCCCTCGTTCGAGAACATAAAGTCCCTATCCAGTTCGATGAACACCGGCACGTTGAGCACCGGGGGGAGCGTGATGCGCCCCCTGTTGGGTACGACGCTCCCGCCGATCCCCTTGAAATGCAGCACCTTCGCGAAGCGGTCGTGGAGCAGGTAGTCGGGATCTTCTTTCGAGATGTAGATCACCGGCCCCTTCATGCGTACCGGGAAGTGACCAAGGAACGGTGTGCCGGTCGCGATGGAGATCATAAGGTCGTGGGCAAGCCACGTTTTCCCCATCTTCGGCGCGCCGACGATCATGCCTACGGTACCCTGGAGCAGCACATCCTGCACGATCCACTGTACATCGTCGAGCGCCTGTTGCATAAAGGACATGATATCCACCCGTTTCTTCTGTAGCCCACCCGAGAGGAAGGTGTTTTCCTCGAAACGCTCCTTGAGCAGCGGGTCGTGCGTGCGGGTCCACACGTCGCGCGGGTCTTTCTCGCCAAGCAACGTGTCCACTATCCCGTTCAGACGCAATACGTGCGTCCGCATTCCCACCCCACGCGCCTGATCTACATACGTCTCGACGTGCTTCTGCGACTCTTCATCGAGATCCAGCACGAACACGACCTCCTGGACTCCCCGCTGCTGTAACGCCATCCATACCTGCGCGGTTTTCTTCGTGGCGCTCACACCTTTCATCAGCGCGTAGGCGTCGAACCCGAGATGGCGCATCACGCCACAGTCGCTCTCGCCCTCCGTCACGTAGATCCGCTCCGGAGATGCGGCGGGGATCTGCGGCCACAAGGGGGGTGTCGCGCATCCGTCTGGACGCCACCCCATCTCCTTCGTTCCCGCCCGTCGATACTTCTCCGTGACGAGATCCGCCCACCCGAAGATGATCTCTTTTGCGGTGAACCGCGCGCCCCAACACTCCCACTCCGCCTGCGGAACTCCGGTGTACTGGACCCACCATTCCGCCGCGTCGGGAACTGGTCCGTGGGTTTTCGCGGCGTTTTGTGCAGGTTTACCGGAAGTTATGTTCCGCTTTGTGATAGAAAACTCGGAGTTTCCTGCGCCACCGTCTCCACTTTCCATCGCGGCAAGCACCTCCGCGTAGGTGCATCCTGCGTGGCAATGCACCAGCACCACGCCCCCCGGCTTGGGTGTAATGGAGAGCGACGGGTTCTTGTCGTCGTGGGCGGGGCAAAGCGCCATGTATCCGTTGCCCTTTTCTTCTGCGTCGAGGTTATCCAACCACCAGCGGATTGATCGGTGTGTAGTCGTGGTTGCCATCGTACTGTTCCTTTACATCAAGGGAGTTCAAGACGGATTCCCACGGTTCGGGGAGGGATGATGGGGAGAGAGCACGCACGACGTGGGCGTACTCCGGTGGCATGAGCGCGAGCAGAACGGAGTAGATCCTCTTTGCGTGCTGCTCGGGGATCGCCAGTCCATTCTCATAGTCCGATATTGCCGTCTGGTTCGTGCCGCAACGGGTTCCCAACTCCGTCTGCGACAGACCGCAGAGCTTGCGTAACCGATAGAGCACCGTCTCCGGACGTACGCCTCCTATGTACTGCTGCCTATACCGTGGCATAGCGGACCTCCTTCTCTAACCACTCGTTCACGTCTACCAGGGAACTCCAATCCGGACCAACCTCCACGTCCACCACCAATGGTATGTCCATCGGAAATGGGCAGGAGTGCTCCAGTACGTTGTGCATCATACGTGCCGCTTCGGGTACGTACTCAGGATACATCTCCGAGGTAATGCTGTCGTGGACCGAGAGCACGATAAACGCCTGCTGCGAGCGCTGGAACAGGGTGTGCAGGGCGTTGATCCCGTTCAGCAATATTGCGCTCTCGCCCATCTGGATCGGCGTGTTGCCGGTCTGTCTCTCGAAGTGTCCTTCGTTGCGGTGGGCGATAAGAGGAAAGCGTCTCCTGCGCCCGAGCGGATCTTCGACGTATCGATTCTCCCACGCGAACGCATGCTGGCGCTCGATGTACTCCGCGAAACCGGGGAATTGCTGAAAGAATGTGGTGATGAAGTGATCTGCTTCCTCCATTGTCCAGGGTTCCTCGCCGTTCTCCAGCATCATCGCCGCTTCACGCCCGGTTACGATCCCGACCGCCGAACGCTCGAAGATGGTACCCAACACCACGCTCTTTGCGGCGGAGCGCTGGCGCTTCGTAACCTCCGCAGGGGTGCAGGAGAACATCCTCCCCGCGACAACACGGTAGATATCTTCCTTCTTCGCATACGCCTCGCGCATGGTGGCATCATTCGCATACAGCGCGGATGCCGCGACACGCACCTGGACCTGCGAGTAGTCGGCGTTGACCAGCACCATGCCCTCAGAGGCAATGAACGCCTTGCGGATGTCCTTCCCCATGTGCTGCGGGATGTTCTGGAGGTTGGGGTTCTCCGCAGAGGTTCGCGTCGTCTCTGTACCGTCGATCTTGTAGGTGGGATGCAGTCGCCCATCCACATCCACTCGCTTGAGCATACCCTCGATATACGTACCAAGCACCATCTTGTTCAGGCGGTAGGCGATGATGGTGTCTATGAGTTCCCTCCGCTCGTCGTCGCGGGGGAGCGTCGCCTTGAAGAACAGCAGCGAGTCGCGGCGGGTGTTCTCGACATAGATCCGGTTCTTCCCGAGCAGGAGTTCCACCTTCTGCGATGATGCTTTGAATGGCTCGGTGAACCCGCTGTCTGCCCACCAGACGCCGATGTGACCGGCGAGGGTGTCTACGGTGCTCTGATATCCCTCGCGCAACTCCTGGAGATACGGTACGTCCACGCGAATACCCCGGTACTCGATGGCGGCGAATGTGAGGCACGCCGGTACGGTGATGTTCTTCGCGGCCTGATACAGCTTCTCGCTCTCCGCATCGAGCAGCGCTTTCAGGTCGCCGTAGAGCCGTGCAGACAACACACAGTCAACCCCATGATAGGTGTAGAGACTGTCCCACTCCTGCTCTGTAACGGCTCCCTGTTCCAGAGCAGTACGAAACGTATCGAAATCGAAGTGGTAATCCGGAACGTCATAATATACTCGTGCCAGTGTCTTGAGCGACCGTCCCTGCGCCTTTCCTCCACTCGCATCCCCCTGTTCATTCGGTATCGACGGGCGTTCGTCGTGATGATACGCCATCATCATCGTGTCCATTAAGCCCGCGTGTCGCCGGTCGGAGTCCAACATCGTGTACCCTGACGCATGGAGCATCTGCGCGTCGAACTTGATGTTGTGGAATATGAGCACCTGTCCGTCCGGTGCGCGGATACCGGAGAGGATACGGCTCACCGCACGTACCACGGTGGGGTCATACACCAGTTCGCGGGGGATAATGACTGCCAACCCGTCGTACTCTCCCCCCTCGACCATCGCGCCGAACCCGATAGAGAGGATCGCGTCCACATGCGGGTCCAGTCCGGTCGTCTCCGTGTCGCATCCGAGGATGCCAGCAGCGGATATCACGTCTAACGCCTCTACCGCTTCCTCCACCGTGCGCGGTATCCAGGTATCGATGCGCGGATCAGGGAGGGGTGCGTCCTGTCGCCATATCTTGTCCATGTCGTACAGGAACTCGCGGTAGTTCTCCGGGGCGCGTTGCATGATATACGACGGGTGCCACGTTGCGATGCAGAAGATGCTTCGCGTCTCGTCGGGTTCCGTTACGGTGTACGAGGTCGGTGTCCACAGCTTGACCCGCATCCCGCGCTTATACTCCTTATACTCCAGCGGCAGCGAGTTATATACGAATACGACATCATCCTTGTAGGTGCCGATGGGGAGATACTGTTCCTCTCCTGGTAACAGGTACGTCGTCGCAATATCCCATAACTTCTGCGACGATACATCCGCATCGGGGGAGTAGTACGCAATGTCCTTGAGTGGCACCCACGCCGCTGTCCAACGGGTGTACTCCACATCCTTGTACGATACGGGAATGGTGGCGTACATGCCCTGTCCACGCATCCGCGATATACGCGCTTCCTCTCCGAACAGAGCGCGGAGCGGGGTGCTCCCCACCAGCAGGATCTTCGTAGGCTCCGCGTACAGGATCTCCGCGTAGAGGCGCGACCGGCACGCCTCGACTGCTGCATGGGTGGGGGTCTTGTCGGTGTGCGGCGGGTGACACAAGATCGTGTTCGTGATGTAGGCGTTGTGGATGTTGATCCCGACCATCTTCGCCGTCTCTCGGAGCATGCGTCCGCTACTCCCCACAAAGGGGCGACCCTGGTGTGCCTCGGATGCACCGGGCGCTTCACCGATGATCATCAGACCTCCGCGCTTGCCCCTCCCCGGCACCGTGACTCGATCCTGGAGCGGGCATCCCTCGCAGCGCTGACGACACGCGGTCATGCGCAACCTCCTGCACAACTCCCGTCCACCATGCAGCGAATATGTGCGAACTGTCGGCACGTCATGCAGCGGCACAACTGATTGCACGGATCACCGCACACCGCGCAGGGTACTGCCTCGAACGCGATGCTCTGCTCGTGGTTCAGTACCTCGTGCCGCATCTGGTACTGCTCCCATTTCTCGGTTGGTGTCATTCCACCCTCCCATCCCTGTAGTAGCGAATGTCCAGACCCAACTCCACCGCGATGTAGTT